GTTCAGATTCCCTGCACTTGGGTACCAATCGCGGGAGGGGGAGGAGCTGGCAATCCGGCAGCGCCTGGAGCGGCTTTGCAATTTGCCAACTCCAGCGTCACGTCATTCGCAACCGTGCAATGCGGGGGCAGCTATCTTGGGATAGACAACGTGACCTCGCCGACCACGCTGATTGACCCTTGCATCTTCCAGCAGAATGCGAATGCTATTTTCGCTGGCCCGAATCCCTACATCGACATCACCGCGCCGCCCTACAATGCACGCGGCGTCACGATCAACACGACGGGAAGCGGAAGCGGAAACTCGCTCACCGTGTCAGTCAACACATTCAAAAATGGGGACGGAATTACTATCGCTGCCGGAGGCGCAGCTCCTACGATGACGACTCCGGGCGCACCGACCGTTCAGCCGGGAGAAGCAGAAAGCGAAACGACTCCAGACGCTTTCATGACTTCAACCACGCTGGGTTCTTCCTGTTACAATTACCGGACTTTCGCGGAAGATATTTTGGGCGGCGTGACAGCGGCAAGCCCAGTAACGACCAACTGCAACGGTCCAGCCACGCTAGGCCAAGTAACCCTGGCCCTATCAGCAGCGAGTCAAACCGGAAAAGTGTTTTCCTTTACCACCTCAACCGCACATGGACTTGCTCAATATGCCCTCGCGCATGTGACAGCCGGAGCGAATAGCTACTACCTCAGCCAGTGGGACATCATCCAGACCATCACCAACTCGACTCAGGCTGGAGCTACCCAAACTGTTATGAACTCCGGCACGGCCACTCCAACCGCTGCTAGCGGAACCCTCGTTTACTTTACAGGGAACAACGTGACCCTTCCCGCCGTGAGTGGTTCGTATCGCTCCTGGGTCTGTGTTGAGCGACCCGGAGACGCGAGTTATCACATCATCGGCACTCCGCTGCCCACCACAACTCGCTTCGTGGATTTCGGTGCGACTCTTTCAGCGAATCCGGTGGTGCCGTGGTACATCTCGAACGCGAATTGCACCGCTGGTTCCGCGCAGCCTCAGCTTGACGACGATATCGTGCAGGCTGGCGGCGGCACCACCGGCATCACGCTGAAGTTTGGGATGACAACATCCGTCAGTGGAACGGCGGTACGCCTCGACAATCACAACGCCATCGGAGAGGCTCAGATTGCGGCGGTGGCTAGTCCCAGCGCCGTGGCGGGGATTTACATTCCCGTGGGAACCTTCCCGATTAACAGTGCAGTCGGGATTGGAGGCACAGGAATTATTCAGGCTGGCAATCTTGTCGTCAATGCCCCGGTAGTTCCAGTAAGCGGAACACGTTGGTCAGGTGAAACATACAAAGGAACCACCAGTGGAAATCTGCCTCCGTTCGCAAACGACAGCCCTCCGCTCATCACTTGCAATTCAAATCCCTGCATCGACATGCACTTCTTCAATGGCTACCCATTCTACATGGCGAACCTGGCTATCTTCGGCCCCTCGAACGGAAACGGAGTGCTGATGGTCAGTGCTTCGCAATTCACCAGCAAGTTCTTCAACTTGCAGTTCGAGACAGGGAACAACGCCAACGACAACATGGGCATTGCTCTCTTTGAGCCTCCGGGTACTTCCATGCCCTTTGAGTGCGACTGGTGCACCTTTGCTGGCGGGCCGGGGCAGGTGGTAGACCAGACTTGGACTCCTCTAGTCCTACTGGAAGGAAGCTCCTCGAACGGAGCAAGCGGAATCATCCTGAAAGGCGGCAACTTTAATCGCAGAGGTATCTTCTCAAAAAGCACGGACGGCGGAGGGAACCAAGTCTATATCGACAGCACCTACCGGCAAGGTGGTATCATCCCTTTTGTCATGTTTGAAAACAACAACGGAAATTCCTTTCCGACTCTATACATGAATCACGTTCACTTTGACACCGAGCAACAAGCCCTTGTAGCGATGGAAGGCGATGCTGGGCAGAACATGTTTTTGACGTACTACATCGGAGTAGCGAACAATCCGCAGAACGACGGGGGCGGCGATCCTTCAGAAGTCACAGGTTCAGGGAGTCAGTCTATCGAATGCGATGGTGGGCGTCTCGATGATGACGGGCCGAACGGCTTGTTCATGCCCTGCGTGGGCTGGGTGTTCGACCAGCAGAACCTGAACGCCACGAATCCTATCACTGTGCCCGGAGTCACAACCCCGCTATTGAACGGCAATGTTTATTACGTCCTGCCAACGACAGCAGGCGCGGACTTAGGCACGAAGATTCAGACGGTGCGAGCAATCGCGAATACAGCCTCACCTTTGGGCGCAATCATCGACATCACGGCCTTCAGTGGGACGCAAACCGTTGCCAATTCCTTCTGGGGCGGGACACTTCCTTCGAGCGCCAGCTATGTTGAAAGCATCCGCACTCCGTGCAACCTGAACGTAGTTACATCTGTTGCGATGGTGATGCCTACCCATTACTCGATGTCGAATGATTGCGGCTGGGGGCTGGCTACTCCTTATCCGTTTGGCGGATTCTCTTTGCAGGCCGCTAATTCTTTCCCGACGAGCACCCCGGTACTGGAGCTTGGCGTCACCGGAACAGCCTCCTTCGGCGTGTATCTGCACGGCTCCTATCGCGTGACTTGCGTAGACCCAGCAGGCACCGCTATCGCAAGTTGCATCACGGTACAAAATACCTGGTGCCAGCAAGGTTGCGGATGGGACAACCTAATCAGCGATGGTGGTCTTGTAGACATCCACGGTTCACAGGCGCAGAACTCCGGCCCGTACCGGAACTCGATAATCGGCCTGAACGGACTTGCTTCCGCTGGAGCGAAGGGAATGCAGGTCGGGGATGCCAGTGCCTTGCTGATCGGCAAAATCCTGTTCGACCACATCACCTGCGACGGCGTAGCGGATACGACAGAACCCACCACCTGCATGACAATTGACGCAGCCTCCATCACCATTCACAGCTTTGACGGTGAGCACTGTGTTAATTGTCTGGTGGTGGGGTCTGCACGCAACACGCACGGCGTAAAGATAGAAGCCTACGGCTGCGCTGGCACGGCAGGCTATCCCGTTACCGATTGCGTTCAATGGTCGAATGCTTTTGCGGTTGACGGCTCAGTGATGGAGGCGGGCTACACGCTGGCTGGGACGAACGTAACCAACCTGTTCCACGACGAGCAGACGCCCGCGTGCACGATTCCCACGGCGACAGCGGCAGAACTTGCCCTGTACGCTCGGGACGGCGCGAACATCACCAGCACGCAGCCGAATCTTTGCCCGTCAACTACAGCGGGAACTACTGTAGCAGCGCTGCCCTCGGCTTCGACTTATAAGGGCACATCTATTTATGTGACGGATTCAACCGCTATTTCTGCCGAAGGACAAACATGTGTCGGCGGCGGAACGACTGCGGCATCCGCATTCGCTGCGGGCGGCTCGTGGAAATGTTTTTAGGAGATGGCATGAGAAAACTCTTACTCTCTCTCGCACTCACACTCTTGGCGATTCCTGCTTTCGGGCAGTCAACGACGGTAAGCGGCACGGTCACCGACGTCGGCAGCCAGACGTGGAATAATGGCTCGTATACGTTTCAGTTCGTGCCGAACCCAAGTTACCCAGTCGGCCCCTACGCCTGGTCAGGAGGTGCATTCAATATCAACGCGCCCATCACTGGCTCACTGTCCAGTTCGGGAACGTACTCGGTCAGCATCCCCTCAAACACAGCCATCACTCCGGTAAACTCTCAGTGGCTCGTAAAGTTCTGCCCGCAAGCGAATCCCGCCCAATGCTACACGACCGCTCCAGTGACCATCACAGGTTCAACGCAGACGCTGAATGCAACGCCTCCGGCAATTCAGGTGCAGCCTGGAATCCTTTCCGTCGCCTATTCGGACAGCGAAATCATCGGATTCACCGAAGGTTCTGTCTACTGGAATCTCACGATACCAGCGTTGCGCATTTACGATCGGGGAGCGTGGGTGACTGCGGGAGGTGGGGGCGGGGGAAGTGGCACAGTAACCAGCGTTTCCTGCGTAAGCGGATGCACGGTAGCCAATCCGACCACGACTCCTGCGATAACGGTTACGGCGAGTGGCAGCGGTACGGTAACGACCTTCAGCGCGGGTACCTTGCCTCCGCTGTTCACGACGAGCGTAGCGACCGCGACCACCACTCCTGCTCTGAGCTTCACAGCTTCAACCGCAGCGCAGAACTCATTCCTCGCCGGTCCTTCGACTGGCGGAACGGGCGCGTATTCATTTCGCGGAATCGTCCTTGCCGATCTGCCAACTTTCCAGGTCACAGTCAGGGCTATCACTGGTGCTGCAACCACAGATACCGTGGTGGCTGCAGACAATCAAAATATCGTGGAGCAGGATTTCAGCGCATCGGGGACTGTAACCCAAACGCTGCCCACTCCAACGACGCTGGGGATTCCGAACTTCTCGTACTTTATAACCAACCACAGCTTGCAAACACTGACCGTCACTCCTGCTGGAGGCTGGACGGTTACCGTTGGCCACTCGCACGGATCAACTCTCAATGTTGCAACCCAGGTAGCCTGCCGCGGAGCGGTAGACCCGTTCGTTGCTAATAACTGGCTCTTTGACTGCAACAATGCCGGAGGCGGAGGAAGCTCGGCGTTCAGTGCGCTCACCAGTGGCACGAACACAACCATGGCGGGAGTCGTTGGCTCGGGCGCATCCATTACCGTCAGCGGCACAGGCACCATCAACGCTACGAGCTACGGCGGAGTCTCTATTGGCAGCGCACCGGCAGGCAGTGGCTATTGCCCCACGAGCACATCGACTTCAGCGGCGACGTGGCAAGTGTGCGGCAGCGGCGGCGGAGTTTCATCGGTGCAGTACGGCTCCAACACAGCCCTGACCGGAGCAATTATCGAGTCCTTCGGCCTAGGCATGGCCGCACCATCGCAGGCCAGTCAAACGGTCACAATAGCCTGCAACGCTGCTTCCACCACGGTAATCGGGTGCCTGTCTCTTGGTGGCGCACTGGGCGGCAGCGATACCTCGCAGACGGTTAATCTTGGTGCGGGAGCTACCATCACAGGGAACCTGCCAGTCACGAACCTGAACGGCGGCACAAGCGCATCCAGCTCAACCTTCTGGCGCGGGGATGGAACGTGGGCCACACCTAGCGGTGGTGGAGGCTCTGCCTTTCCCGTGACCGTCTCCGGCACGGTTAACTCTGGCGGGATTCCTTGCTTCACCAGCACCACAGTTGAGGCGACATCCGCAACTCTGGCGGCAGGCATTTTGCCGAAGGGCGGCGGCTCTGGGGCTTGCATAGCAGCTTCCAGCATCACGGACAACGGTACTACTGTTTCAACGACCGAGCCTCTTTCTGCTGCGAGCGTTTCAACAGGCTCAGGTTGTACACCGGCAGGAACCTCCGCCACGGGCGGCGTGTGCATGACCGAATCCACCACAACCGGATGGACTCCAACGGCGGGTTTTGATTATGTTCGCGCGGATTCCACTACCCACAAGTTGCTATACAGTCAAAATGGTGGGGCTGAGGCAGCTCTTGTAGGAACGGGAGGCGGTGGCATTCCATTCGGCCCCGGTGCAGGCTCGGTGAACGTAATGACCGTTACCTCTAGCACTGGCGGCGTGACGAACGCCACAGGGCAGATGGTCAATGTACTCACGAACCTCGCCAACACGACCACAACGCCGACGCTCAATGCTGATGGTGCTGGCGCAGAAACGATATTGAAGCTCGGTTCTGCGGGTACGCTTATCGCGCTTCGGGCTGGAGACTACGGAGCCACAGCAGGCGCGTACTATTCCACTTTCTACAATAATGGCACGAACTGGATTTTGCTCAACCCGGCGTCTGGTCAGATAGGCGTAGATATGTACTTCGACGCTTCGGGAAACATTCAGTGCAACGGTGCCGCGAGCTGCAGTATCGGTAGCACGAACGCCCTTGGTTCCATTGCCAGCGGGCAATATCGAGGCTCGATCTCTAACACTACGACGGTATGGGGCGGATACGACCAAACAACGAACGGAGGTTCTGTCGGTGCGGCCCTAGTCCTTAAAGGCGGCGATTCGACTGGAACAGGCGCGACCACCGCCGGATCAGTCTTGACGCGACCCGGTGGAGTTACCTCCGCAACCGGCACACCCGGCATTCGGTGGACCGCAGACGAATATCTGGCCGGTGCTACCGTCACAAAATGGAACCTTGAATGTGAATCGGCTAACATCACGGTAGCTGATTGCGCCGCCAGTTCAACAAGCGTCCTTGGAATCGCCTACACAACCACCAATCCAGTCCTAGTAATCTCCGAAGGAAATATGTTCATCAACGCCAGCGCCGCCGTCACGCTGGGGCATACTGTCTGCACTGGCTCGACGGGAGGACAGATAACCGACAGCGGAGGTCTGGGGGCCTGCACCCTCGGGCAGCAAGTTGGAGTCGTGGTTGCTACCTCTGGAACATTTGAGTTGGGAGTGGGAGGCGGGACGCAGGCGGCATCGACGACGTTGCCCCTTATCCACCTGCAAATCCAATGATGAAGCTGAAGATTACACTCTTGCTGCTTCTGTGCGCTTTCGTCGCGCGTGGGGCGACGACCGCGACCGTCACTACGGTTGGAGTCAACGCATCGCTCAACGGCTCAACCATCACAACAGGGCTATCCTATCCGAATCCTGGCGGCTCCCCTTCGGGCGGAGGCGGGGGAGTGAACAGCGTCTTTTACGTGGGCAGCACGATTACGATCACTGGGTCAGGATGTACGAGCGGCTCGCCCTGCACCTGGACTCTGTTGGACCAGAATAGCGACACAGTTTCGACAGTGAGCACGACCGCTCAGGCTGGAGTTATAACTCCGCTCGGACAGATCAACTGCGCCGGGTCAGCTGCAAACACCGTCTGCCTCTACAATGCCCCTCCGCTCTATCCCTCAACACAAGTGGTAACGATCAACATCACCGATGGAACCAATGCCGCGCAGATCACGGTGAATTTCACCTATCTTGATAATCTGAATGAGTACTGGACACATCGCGGGAGATTTCAGTTTGCTTGCGTGACGGCATCTTGCGCTACCTTCGGTCCGATCAACAACATCCCGTGGAGCACCTATGCTCTTGCAACATCTCCAGTCACTTATCAGCCCTTGCTGATTAATTTCGTGGATACGTTCTCGTCTGCGGTAAGCGGAATCACGCAGACAGCTGTGCCGCCGGACCCGAATATTGATGCGTCGATTATCACCTTCAATAATGACTGGGGTGAGGGTGTGCTGATGCCTGACACGGCAGGTTCATCCATCAACAGGCCGACGCGGAGTTTCGACGGCAAGTGGATAACCTTTTCAGATTACAACTGCATTCCTGGAGGATGCGGGAGCCTGTTTTACTCACAACAAGCGAATGGAAGTGCGCTGCAACTACTTGCTTCCACCTGCAAACCAATCGGATACGCTTTCACGATGGATAAAAATCATCCGAGCTGGATAAACACAAACGACAACTCCAACATCTATGTCTGCGACCTGAACACTCAGACCAGAACATCCGTTGCGACACACACGTTGAACCCAGCCGGAGGTTGGCCGAACTGTGGATTTGAATGCCCTAGTCCCTTTTCCTATAACGGAGGTCCTACCGATAGTCTGTATACATTAAAGACCGCGAATTTTACCTCCCTCAGTTTCACCGTCACCAACACAGTTCTAGCCTCGGATGTGGCGACCTACACCTACAGCAATGCCAGCGGCGCTCCGGTAGCCGGTCCCTTTGTCACCGTGACCGGCACCACGAACGGCAGCGGAGTATTTAATATTGCAGGCGGGACACTGACGATCACGAACACAGTTTCAAGCGGAGGCACGGCGACTTATACCTACACCGGCACTCCCGCTCCCCTTGTCGGCGCTGTGATGGGGATTATTTACAACACCACGAACGGCAGCGGAGCATTCAACGTATCGAATGCCACGGTGACAGCGGTAGGAAGTGGAACGTTCTCGATTGCCTTAGCAGGAACTGTGACCTCAGCAGCCGATACCGGAACGGCGATATACGGCTATCCAGTCACAGCGGTCAATGCCTCAGCCAAGACTTTCACGGTTGCGATTAATAGCGGCAATGTCAGCTCGGCAACAGACACAGGAACGGCGGCGGTTTCCAAGTGCTACCCCATCGTCCCAGCCTGCGCTCCGCAGATTACGACTTTCGATTTGACCAATTGCTACACTACATTGGCATCCAGTTGCGCGACCCAAGCTGGAACGTGGAATGCAAATCTGGGCACGATAAACTTCGGCTGGGATACGGGTGGCGACCCGCATTGTGTCAATACGGTCACTGGCGACCCTGGTCCCAACGGGACAGACGCTTGCGAGCGCGGTTTCCACGATATGTGGTTCGTGCCACAAACCAATACATTGTCCTGGCTCTACGGTCCTGGTGGTGCGGTCGGTGAATCCATTTTCTTCAACGGGACAATTAGCGGCGGGAGCGTTGCGGCTGTGTCTCCGAACACCGTGGCTAATATGTATATCTGGGGCCACCCAGCTTTCAGCGCCGCAAATCCCTATCTGGTATCGACCAACTCGCAAGCACTTTGCAATGCCAGCGGCCCGCAGACGACCCCGCATACCTGTACCAGCACGACCAACGGAGGTAACTTTGTTTTCGATCTTCGCTTTCCTACTGTAACGATTGCATGGCAGGCTGCGACTGGTACGACCATTGGGCACTTGGCTTGGGACGGATACCGCATTGCCTATTTTGGCCATGATTCGGGAGAAGGAGCGGGAAGCGATTTGATTGTGATGCCGGGGCAGAATGCCAACGGCTGCTACAGCGAGACTCTATCTGAGGAAAACCTCGCCACGACAACCCGGACAGTTCTTCATAATTTCGGCTGCCAGCCGCTGGGGACTTCCGCGCCAACCCTGATTCCCAGTTACGATCTGAGCCCCGTGCAGTCACCGGACGGAACTAAACTCAATTACTCGATGCAGCCATCGCAGATGTATTACTTATCGAGCTGCGCAGGCGGGTTTCTCACCGGGAATCAATGCGGAACTTTACTGGGCTGGGAGTTCTTCACGCACCGTCCCGACCCTCCTGTCTCCGTGCATCTGGGCTCATCCTCTTCTGCTCTTGTCTCCTTCACCGCCGCACCGATGAATCGTGAGACGCAATTCTACTGGGTCTACAAGCAAGTCTCTTGCTCTGGAACATGGTCCCGACTTAGCTCTGTCACCGCAGCGAATTGGGGAACAGGCGTACCGGGATACACAACAGCCGCTTACACCTACACAGACGCAGCCCTGACCACCGGACTCAACGCCTGCTACGGAATTACCTCGCAGGAATGGAGCGGTCAGGAATCGAATCACCTCTCGAACGTCATCAAGATTGCGAATGCCTCGGGAACATTCACGCAGACAGTCGAGCAAGGAGAAGGAACGGTCCATTTCGCTCCCACGGGAGTCAGTAACGTAACCGGCATGGCGGTTACGCAATATCTCACATGCGCCACAGCTTGCGCGGGAGTCAGCACGCCATCGGCCCCACACTCTTTGATTGCGGGAACAGGAAGTCTCACCGGAGAATATTGGTACGTAGTTTCCTACTGCAAGTTTCTCGATTTCCCGGCAGACACAAATCCAAACTGCACGCCAGTCGGCAACATGGGCCATGTCACCTTGGCGTCTCAGGGTGCTGTACTTATCACTCCCAATCTGGAAATGGTCGGGCAGGACGCGGTGCAGATTTGGGCGTTCGGACCTTCCTCTACTCAGCCCACAGCAAGTCAGATGTTCCTGCAAACGCCCACAAGCTGCATCAACTTGACCACGGTTCAATCCACCATCTTCCTGAACTATAACGCGAACGCTCAAGGAAGCTACATTGATTGCACGTTCGGAACGTACAGCAGCAGCGGTGGTCCTCCTCCAACATCGAACACGGCTATCGGAGGCTACAAACTTACATGGACCGACGCGGGCGGAGCAGGCGACCGTTACGATCAGATTTACTACCGGGAAGGAGCGGCGGTTGCACTGAGCGGCGGAGAACTGGCAGCACAGCCGCAGTTAATAGCAACTCCTCCAGTCGGCACACAGTCTTGGTACGATGGCTTCCCGAATCAGGCTGTGTCGGCGGCAAATATTCACTATGCGATTGTGGTGAAGCGGATGGACGGCACAAGGTCCGCAGGCGTTTGCATGACTGGTGCGGGAGTCAGCGAGTCGTGCAACTAAGAAAAATTTGGATTCTTGCGGCACTCTTTCTCCTTGCGCAGACCGCGCACGCGGCCACGGTCTATGTCGCGCAGACCGCTGGACCACTAACTTGTAACGGAGGAACGCAGACCGCGATTGCTGTGGCTTCAATAACCTGGACAGCGGGGAATACCTACTTTCTCTGCGGTACATTCACGTACTCGGGCGGAGAAAGCGGAGCAATCTCGGTTGGAGGCAGCGGCACCTCCGGCAACCTGATAACCATAAGGTTCGACACTGGAGCAAATGCAACCGCTCCGTATTGGGGTTCGGGGGGCTTCATCACCATATCAGGACAAGGCTTTATCTTGATCGATGGCAGCCCTACATCTACGCCCTGTGGTTACGTAAACAGTGCTGATGTGGCGTGTAATGGAGAGATTCAGGCGACTGCCAATGGAGCGTCTTTGGCCAACCAAGTAGCGAATAGTCATGGAATAAATCTCGGTTCAGGGACGCACGACATTGAGGTGCGAAACGTGAACTGTCAGAACCTGTTCGTGCCCGTGCAAAACAACACCAACAATGAGACGACGAGCGGAATCAATAACTCCGCCTGTGTCTGGTGGTATCCCTCTGGCGGAGGGGGCGGCGGCAACATAAACGTCCACAACAACGAGGTGAACAATTCGTTCAACGGTGTGCTGCTCGCCTACCAAGGTTCAAATGCTGGGATGCACGTAGACAATAATTGGATGACGAATATTGAAGTCGGTGCACAGGTTGGGGCCGGTACGACGGGGGCGTCAATCACGAGCGGTTCGATAAACAACAATGATTTTTCCAACATGGCGAATTGGGATACCTCTAACTCCTGCGGCGGAAGTTGTCCGAACCACCACGAATTTGTCCACCTGTATACGCAACAGAGTGGCGCGACGATCACCAACTTCACCGTGGCCGGAAATTATTTCCACGGAACCATGGGCTATAGTCTCACCGCAGGACTGTACATTGAATGCGACGGTGGTGGAAGTTGTACGGCTCCTACCAGCATTAATGCGACAGTATTCAATAACGTAGCGATCAGCGAAGACGTTAACAGTGCCATTTACACGGGAGCGGGCGGCAATGGAATATTCGCTTTCGAGGGATCGACGGTGGCGGCTTATAACAATACATTCTACAGCGTCGGTCATGGAAGCGATTTGAACGACGCGATGCAGTGTGAAGCTGGAGCACTCGTCACGATGAAAAACAATCTTTTCGTCGGAATGAGCGCCGCCTATAACGTGAGCGGAAGTTGCACCATTACTTCGGATTATAACGATGCCTTCGGGATGGCGTCATTCGCCTACAACACAACTTGTGGGTCCGTCTGCGCCTTGAGCGCGTGGAAAACATCGACCAGCCAGGACACGAATACGGTAACAGGAAATCCTAATCTGAACCTGTCCAGCACTCCCGAATATCAGTTGTCAAGCGGAAGCGCAGCGGCGGCGGTTGGAGTAAACCTCACGTCCCTAAGCATTACGGGATTAGACAGTGACCAACTTGGGAACGCACGTCCTGCAAGCACCGCTTGGGACATGGGAGCATTCAACGCAGGCAGTGGTGGCCCAACAGGTTCAAGCGCTCTGGGCGGAATCAAGCTTACTTCGGGAGCTTCCATCCAATGAGCAACGACACCCGCCGCGCGCGAGGATGCCAATGGCCCGATCCCCGCACGCATTCACGCTGCGGGATGCCTGTTAAAAAGAGGATACACGATAGCGGTTTGGGCTACTGCTTGGAACATTACCCGAAGGTAGGCCACCTGCGAGAGTGGTTTTACTCGTGGGCAGGAAGCGAAGAGATGAAGGAATTAATTGAGGCGGCTGCGACTTATTGGCGGCGGTGTTAAGCTGACTGGTGGGGCGACAGTGCAATGAGGGGACTCAACATATACATGCGGAGCGACGACGGCTGCCAGTGGCGCGACGAAGGTTATCGTTGCGGTCGAGTCGCGACGAAGTATTTTCTGGAGAGCGATTTAGGGTATTGCGAGTATCATCACCGACAGGTTCTTTCGCTGCGTGATTGGCTTTACGAGTGGATGAGGAGTAGAGCAATGAAGAAAACAGTCGTAGCTGCAATCTTTCTACTGATGCTGCTGGTACAACCCATACAAGCGCAGACCGTCACCTCGGTCATCGAGAATAACGTCATCACAGGCACCGGCTTCGCTGCCGGCGACACTGTGACCGCTTCGCCCAGTGGCACGGCTTGCACCAACGTCGTGGTCGTGAGTGCAACTCAAATCACAGCGACTTGTCCTGATGGCACTGTGACGGTGACAGTAAAGGCACCTGCGCCTACGACCTTCCCATACGTCCTGTGCGCGAACGCCTGCAATCCCACGCCACCAACGTCCTTAACTTTTTCCGGCACGGTTGGGGCCGCTGCTCCAGTCGCACAAACTCTAAGTATCTTTGACACTTCATCCTGCCCAGCGGTCCCGCCTGTACCTTACTGCGCTTGGCCAGGGACAACAGTAACGACGGATTCATCCTGGCTGAAAGTGAGTGTCCCAAGTGGGACAACGCAATTCAGCGACGCCGTTTCTGTTGTGCTGACCGGTCTTGCTGCGGGCACCTACAAAGGCAACGTCATCATTACCCAGAAACTGTTCACGACACCAACTTTGAAAGTTCCCGTCACGCTGACGGTTGCACCAGCTTCAAATGGTTGCACGCTAGTTCCGGCGAACACTTGGACCAATCTAACCTTTCCCACGCAGACAGCGAACTTCGAGCTTGTTGTAACCGTGACGCCATCCGCTGCGGATATGGATGGCCTCGTTGCGCTTTCGTCGGCCGCAGCAACCACGGATAATGGCACGTCCGTCCCAGCGCTGTTTGGTACGACGGGCTTTGTGCAAATGCTTAACTCTGCATTCCCATACCCAACGTCCACGGCAGCGTCTTACACTGCGGCAGGCACCTACACGCTCACGTTTGATGTGAACATGACAAACCACACCTACAACGGCTACGTGAACGGAATCCAGGTAGCGACGAATTACGCATTTAGGACCGCGGCGGGCACGCCGGCGAGCTTGGGATTCCTGAGCGTCTTTCAGGACGTGGGCACGGGTACGCTGAATGTGTGCAACGTAACGATCAACCCATATCCCGTGCCGGTCCAACATTCGGTGGCTCTTACCTGGACACCCGGCTCAGGCGGCACGCCAGCAACAAGTTTCATCGTGCAGCGAGCAGCCACAACTGCCGGCCCGTTCACGCAGATTGCAGCCGTCACCGCAGCGAGTTATACCGATCCGAATGTGACGAGCGGCAGTCCGTATTGCTACGACGTGATCGGCGTTGCAGGCACGATTCAATCGGTCCCATCGAATGCTCTCTGTGTCTCAATACCGGGAGCAAGCAGCAAGCGCAGTTTATGGAAGAAGCTCAAGAAGTTTTTTACCTAGGAGGAAAGATGACGTTTAACTTGAATCAAGCAAAGAGCATTTTCCAATCCACCACTTTTTGGGGCTCGATTATTTCGCTATTCGCAGTAGCGGCCCCCACAATTTACACGAAGTTGTTCGGGAGCGCTTCACAGGCGACTGTCGCAAATGACATCCTGCTGGGGATTGGATTCATCGTTACCGTGTATGGGCGCTTCACTGCGAAGCAGGTGGTGACGCTGACTGGTAGCCCGACGAGCGGGGTTGCTGGCACCAAAGGATAGCAAGCCTTGAGCGATAGTGCGAACGGTCGCACCCATGAGCCTAGCTTGCGGGAGTTAACCGCAGACCTGGATGGCGTAGAGGCTGTTCTAGCTGAAAAAATCGAAGGCCTCAAGGAGACGATGAAGAACAACGACCGTCGCTACGAGGAACGCTTCAAGGCGATGGACGAGAAAACTTCGCTCGCCCTCACTGCCAGCAAGGAGGCGGTAGGCAAGGCCGAGACTGCCACAGAGAAGCGCTTCGATAGCGTCAACGAGTTCCGCAAGACTCTGAGCGACCAGACAGGAACTTTCCCCACGCGGGATGAGGTAAACGCGCAAATTAAAGTTTTCGATGCGCGGCTTGTTGCCATGAAGGAAAGCACCGATGCCTCGATCAACAGTCTCAAAGAAAGCCGCAGTGAGGGAATTGGGAAATCGGCAACTTGGGCTATCGTTCTTGGAATCGTTGTGATTTTGGCGGAAGGGCTATTCGTAGTCATAGCTCACTTTTGGAAATAGGAGACTCAAATGACCGCACCTTGGAAGCTGATTTGTTTGATTTTGGCGCTGTGCATGTTTGGAATCTCAGCGTGGGCAAGCGGATGGGCCGCACCGCAAGATTACTGGCACGGAAGGTTCATATCGGCAGGATTGTTTTTCCTGGTCCTGAGCATGATTGTTAGCTGAAATGAACCCCAAGGTCATATCTTTTGCGCAAGCCATCGCGAAAGCGGAAGGATTCGGACCCGCTGAAAACCTTCCAACTCGATGCAACAACCCAGGGGACATTGAGCTTGGGGACATCGGATACGGAATCGACCAAGGAAAAACCATCTTCCCATCCGAGCAAGACGGTTGGACGGCCCTCGAAGAACAGTGCGAGCTGATGCTGACAGGTGAGAGCCACGTTTACAGCACCGGCATGAACTTCTTGCAAGTAGCGCAACTCTACACGGACGGGGACAATCCAGGACCATGGGCGAAAATTGTTTCTCGGGAACTCGGAATAAGCGTTGAAACGACGCTTGCCGAGTATTACAATGCGTCCGAGCAGGAGAAAATATGATTAATCGCAGGCAATTTGCGGGCAGTCTGACCAAGGGAGTGTTGGCTTTTCTGGTATTCAGTTCCTCGATCCTGACGGGCTGTAATGCCGTCTCAGACCTTGAAACTTGGATTCCCGTAGCTCTTACCGCCGTCAGTCAGATTGTAAAGCTACTCGGACCAGTCGTTCCAGCACCAGTAGCAGCCGCCATTGCGATCATCCAAGCCGCATTCGCCGCGCTCCTTACCGCCATTCAGAGCTACCAGAAAGGCAGCGGAGTCCTTGCTGATATCGCCAATGGCATCGCAGCAGTAGAATCGGCCTTTAGCACTTTCTTTGCAGCACTCAACGTCCCCTCTGTACTGCTCGACACTATTGAAGGCCTTGCCGCCATCATCATTAGCACAATTCAAGCCTTCGCTGGCGAGATTGGCCCAGCCCCAGCAACCTTCGCTATTAACGGCAAGGCCGTTCCCGTAACGCCAGTAAAGCGTTCGGCCAAACAATTTACCGCTGACTGGAACGCGGAGTGCGTCAAGCAAAGCGTCCCGCAGGCGGAGATTTAACAGATGCCAAGACTTAGAGGCGCAAGGCCTTCACCCCGTCACAGGCTGGCGTCTGCCATGCCACATCGTATCGTCGGCCCTACGCCACCGCAATGGCTCTGGACTCCCGTACAGATGTCCATGTGGGACAATGACGTGGATGGCGACTGCGTGACAGCAGAGGAAGCATTCAAGGACGCCTGCACGCCCGGAGTTTTCATCACTGATGACACGGTTGTGGCTTGGGCCACGGCGAACAATGCCCTGAACGGAGCGGACCTGATAACCGTGCTCGACATCATGCAGACTGCCGGATTCCCCCAAGGCGGCAAGCTTTACAATGACGGGCACCCCAACTCCGTAGACTGGACAAATAGCACCGCATTGCAGAACGCCATCGCGCAAGGGCCGGTCAAGATCGGTGTGGCGGCGGACCAATTGCAGAATGCCGTTCCCGACCCTCCATCGAACGGATGGTTCGCTACGGGCTTTCAGCCTGACGGCAATCTGGACCATTGCGTTTCGCTCTGTGGATACGGGACAATCCAGTGGCTCGCTACCCAACTTGGTGCCGTTCCGGCTGATATTGGAGTGGACATTACCGCCCCAGCTTATGCGCTGTACACTTGGAAAAGCATCGGAATCATTGACGTTCCTTCGATGATTGCCATTACCGGGGAAGCCTGGTTGCGCTCTCCCAACACGCTGTTATCCGTACCGCAACCAACGAAACCGCCGTATGCGCCGTGAGGCAAAATGACGATAGAACAGGAACTGCTCCAGCTAGCTGAAAAGATCCTGAAAGTCTCGGAAGAGTCCAAGCGCAACTCTGAATCGGCGCTGCGCACGGCGAATGAGACTTTCGCGGCAGTGTCGCTTTTGGAACAGCAAGTAGCACAGCTTTTAGCAGATGATGAGTTGAACGACGGAATACAGATGTCCATTCCAAATCAACAAGGAGAAATAACAATGCCAGGATCAGTCAGTCTTACCGTTGGCTTGGGCAGTGTCCAGCCGACTGTCGTAGAAACAAAAGCAGGAGTGCCGTCGCTCGATGCCAACGGCAACCCGATTTATAACGGTCCTCTGGCGTTTGCGTCGGATAATCCGGCAGCCGCTACGATGGACCCGACCGCAGGTACGGTGGCTCCGATTGCCCCAGGTACGGCGAATTGCTCCGTTACCGACGCGATAGGAAACCTGACCGACACGTGGGTGGTAACGGTTACGGGGGGCGTCACTCCGCCGACGCAGAACGACGGGATTCAGATGACGATTCCCGCGCAGGGAGCTTCGCAAGCACGGCGCACACGCTTCTAGGCCTCCAGCCCAAGGAGCACAACAGGGAAGCGCAGCGGGCGGCAGACTGAGAATGCTTGGTGCCGCCCGCTCTACTTCACGGCTGTCCCGGCTCATTGTTAGCTGAGCCCCAAGCAAGTAGCAAGACCACGCCAGCCAGCAGCAGGAGCCATGTAGGAGTCTCAGGTGTCGCAACGGGCGTAGCGGACCAGGATTGAGGCAGCATCTCGCCTGTCGGACCCTGAGCGTTGTACATTTCCTGATCGATGTAGATTCCATTGCAGCAGGACTCAAGGGACGTTGCGAACTGGAGCGGTCCGTCGTCTACCGCAAACTCTCCGCCAGCGAAGTAATCCAGCGTCCAATCATTTCCCGCTGAGTCGGTAACGATGAAGTTGAGGCCAGTGGAAGAGAAGTCTTGAGGGCTGATAGTGATCTGGTACGAGTAGCTGATGTCGATCACCTCACCATCGCTCGCAACGAATCCGGCGAAGGCGCTTAGGTCATAGGTACCGCAACTGCTATTTCCGCAGGAGCTGTCGGCCCGCGCTGCGCTTGCGAGCGAGAGAACGAGAAAAGCTGCTGCTAGTTTCAGGGTCATGGTTTAGCTCCTAGGGCAAGGCAGTGCCACTTGCCATCTTCGCTCATCAGAAGGAAACGGGATTTGTCCGCGCAGGCTCGGTGATGCACTTTCTTTTCGCACCATTGACTCTGGCCGTCCCACGTAACGTCTCCGCTACACGCATTCTGATTTATATCTGCGTTCGTGTCTGGTCCGTCCGTCTCCACAGGTGGAACGTCGAACGGAGTTTCCGAAAAACAGGTCTTACCCTCTGGGCAGGCGAAAACGGCCATGTCCTCGCAGTTCTTTCCGTTCTTATCGCAGGAGGTTATCACGGGATAGCTCACGCACTTACCGGCACCATCGCAAAGTTTCACGTGACGGGGCAAAATGTCGTGAAAAATCGCTCCCGAAAGGCCGCCGACAAAAGCCCCTATCCACATCCATTTCACCAACGTCGGCAGCATCAGTCCATCTCCTCGCGGCTCTCAAAATCCTCATCGAACTCGTCATGCTCCAAGATTTCCTCTAGTCCGTAGTCATTGTAATCGCTGTCGGGTGGCTCGGGAACCATGAGAAGCTGCGGCGCTTGGGCCTTGGCTGCACGGGCTGCGGCAGTTAACATTCTTGCAAACTCTACATCCTTGGCGTTCCGCTCGTGCCAAGATTCGTCAAAATAGGCCCCTACCAGAGTTGATTTCCTGCCCGTCAAGTCCTCAATTAGTTTCTTGGTGCTGAGTCTCTCTGCCATGATTGCTCTCCTTTTTAACCGGACGCCCCCTTTGCTTGGGCAGCGTGTGAGGCGTCCGGTCTGGCGCTTCGTACTGCGGCTGAACAGATATTGGGGCATCAGGGAATAATTGTCAAGCAAATTATTGAAAATGTCTTGACAAGTTTCCGGCTCCGGGCGTATTCTCTGCGCATGAAGAAGAAACAAACATTTTTCATCTCAGCGGAAGCTATCGAAGCACTCAAGAACCACAAGAAGGCTACGGGGAGAAACAAGTCCCTGCTGGTCGAACGCGCCATTCTGCGCTGCTACGGAGGAAAATCATGACACCTGTAATTGATGAACGTTGGGAAAAGCTGAAGACTCTTTCGCTTAAAAGTGGAGCGCACTCACCTGATTCAACCTTCTGCGTAATGGAGGCGGTGGCTTTCGTGGCCGGGGAAGAGTGGAGCGACCGTCCGCAATGTGCTTGCCCGGTGATCGGAGCGTTCCTGCGTTCGTGGAACGATGGGCTTCCTTCCGATGCCGAGCGCGACCGACTGCTAAAGGATTTGATTCCGCAACTTGTCGGGACCCGCAATAAGGATGTTGAGAGGAAGCGCTCGCTCATGGCTGCGGATTGGCTTATTCGCACTCATACACCCGCTTGGCTGCGCCTCGCGGGATTGGTCGCTCAAGCTGAAAGGCTGGAAGCTCTGCCAGAAATCACCGACATGAAGCAGTATCCGTCCCTCAAAGCCGGAGAAGCCATGAAACCAGCCAACGTTATCTGGATACGCGCTACCGAGCCTGCCCGCAAGGACAATATAGGCCAGTGGGTCTTAGGCGCTGCGTTTGGTGTTCTTATCGCTTGGCTGCTGGCAGGGTTGCTATGAGACGCCATGCGACGGTTATCGGAGCATATGAGGCGGGGATTCTGCTCGGAGTTGCATGTCACCCGGAAATGAATCGCGTCATGCATCCTTACGAGTTGCCTCTGTGGTTTTTCGCGACAGCACTCCTGACCATTTGCTTGATTTGCAACAAGGAGCACAAGCTATGACCAAGAAACTCCTGTTCGCGGCGGTTTATGTGCTGACGCTGTGGGCAGCCTATCGAATCAGTGTGTGGCTCAGATGAGCCTGAGAGGAAAGCGCGACATCCAGGCAACGGCCGCAGCGAAGTTCTACTCCCAGCATTCATTTATTCGCTTGGGCGATGGTGCGGACATCCTCAGTGGCAAGGATTGGAAGATTCGCAGGCAAGAGTGCGCGGAGCGAGACGATTACAGGTGCCGTTACTGCGGACGAGACATCGCTGGTAACTTTGCGGACCCGCACCACGTGGTACCAAGGGGCAATGGCGGGAGCGACAATATGGACAACTTGCGGACTCTTTGCCGCGACTGCCACAACCTAAAACATCCCGAGAAGCAGGTTCAATGGACGAAGAAAACTCAAGCAGCGGAAGAGTTTGAGAAGCTTTACAAGGAGAAAAAAGATGCAGCGAAGTGAAAACATAAACGAACTGATTGCGGCTCTTGCGAAAGCGCAGGCAGCGTATAAGCCGATCAAGAAAGAAGTCGAGAATCCCTATTTCAAGAGCAAGTATGCGGACTTGTCTGCCATCATCGAAGCGACGCAGCCAGCATTGAACGCTAACGGCCTCGTTCTGACTCAGCTCGTGCGCTGCCAAGCTGAACTAGCTATTACGGAGATTGAAAGCATCCTCTTCCATTCGTCGGGGCAGTTCATCTCTGAAATTCTTCACCTTCCGGCCGGAAAGCAGGACAAATTCGACCCGCAAAGCATTGGAAGCTCACAGACTTACGGGAGACGTTATGCCATGCAAGCCATCCTGGGGGTTGCTGCCGAGCCCGACGACGACGGCAATGCGGCCTCAAACAAGGGTTCCAAGGAAGCGGCTCAGGCTGTGGGCGCCTCAAAAGTAGAGGAAATCAAGCAGAAGATAGCTTCCTTGGCAGCCAGAAAGGATATCGGGCTGGCTGGCAATCCTGCGGCAGAAACCCCGCAAAACGGCTCTGGTGAGGTTTACGGGCTACTCAAGGCCGCGAAGCGCATAAAACTCAAAAACAACAAGGGAAACGCTCTTGCGCTTGAAATTCTCGATCCGAACGATAAGGCTACGGCCCTGTTCTGCTTCGACAACCGGGAATATCCTGGTGGGATGCACTTGTTCGACTTGCTGGAAATGGCGGCTGAGGGCAAAGGGCAAGCCGTTAGATTGCGGACCAAAGCCAGCGGGAAGTTTACCAATGTCATTGCGCCAATCGCAATCGGGAATGTCAATTTCGATGAGGATGGTGTTCCAATAATCGAGCGCGATGCCGACCCTACACCAGCTTAGGTCTTGGGTGGAGCAGGAGATACGCAAGGGACACGGCGAGCTTCATTGCAACCATGTGGTAATAATGGAGCAGGAAGCCGCCGAGAAAGCCCTGAACCCGCCCAACGAAGAGGGGAAGCGCAAGACGCGTATTGCTTGGGATGCAGGCGACCCTGATTCCTATGCGGCTTGGCACGCGGAGAGAGAGCGATGGATGATAGCGGCGAAGAAAAACCCGACTCTGGCGACAGATGCAATGATCGTAGCCCTGAAAGCCTACAGTCAGGAAGGGATGGAAGCGATCTTGGAAGCGCTAGGTTCGCTCGTCGCGGGCCGCACTGCACCGAATGCCGCTCAGACCGAGACTGTGCCTGGAGTGGTGCGAGCTACGTTGCCAGAGTGGGTGCCGCCAGAAGATTCATTGAAGCGGTAGCCGGGCGAAGGTGGAGGATATGAGCGCATGGCACGAAGTAAGATTTGTGAACGATGACGAGCCGCCGCACACAGCCCTTCCGCATCGGATGGACCGGTGGGAAAAGGTTAAAGGGAAGCCGGTGGTGGTGGGAAATGCTCTGCCAAGGTCTATGTGGGGCGCGGAGATGATGGGCAACGCGTTACGAGACGGCTGTGACTGCGAATATATGTTTCAGTTGCAACCGGTCTATGTCAGCGAGAATGAGTTGCGTAACGAAACATGCGATGAGCCGTGGGTCTGCCGCCGAATGCTGGAAATGGACTGAGACTGGCCGATTCTAGTTGACTTTCAGGGCTGAGGGATTATGATGGGCCGGTTAAGCCGCTTCACCACCGAGTCGAACAAAGTGCAAGGATACGGGGTGCCTACACACCCCGTTTTCCTTCCCCTTGTAGGAGGGGCATTGAGCTGGAAAGCGACCGCTTTTATCAAGCCCATCACGCATTTTCCTGACGGAACAAAATTACGATCCGCTGAAAAACTTCTGCTTTTCGTTCTCGCCGACGACCATAATGAATCTCGCGGTTATGCTTGGCCCAGCCAAAAAACTCTGGCAAGAAACTCCTTGCTATCCGATCGGCAAGTTAGACGCCTGCTCACAAAGATTCTATCGAAGGGCTGGCCCATCCGCGTCGAGACTCAGAAGAAAGCTGGCAAACTCGAAATGAGTTCCAGCCACTACTTTTTCCTATTTCCAGATGACTAGATGTCCGTACCAGTACCACAGGGTCAGGACAAATCAAACAGGGTGAGGACACAGCTACGTCCGGTGGGTGCGGACATGGCTATGTCCAGGGAAGTTGCATTGAACCGTCAGTTAGAACCACCAAAAGAAGGAGTTCCTATGAATTCTGATGATCAGCAAAACCAAAGGCAAAACCGCCGCGATAAAGAACAGCTTCAAAGGCTGGAGCGAATCCTGCGTGAGAATCCTAACCTCGTCGCCTCGGAGCAAGCTCGAATCCAACTGATGATTGACGACTTGAAGCGGAAAGTGGCGTGAGAATAGAAGCCGCTATCCAGCGAATCAAGGACTGGCAAGCCGGGAGGATGGGATGATGTGGATTCTGCTACCGGCGTGGGGCATTCCGCTAGCCCTGATGCTTATCTGGGGTAATCGTGAAAAGAAACGTGAGCTGGAGAGGCGCAAAACGTGTCCTTGCTGGCGATGCAGACAAGCAGAACTTCATTCGCACGGCCGGAGAATATCGTGAAGGGCGAAGCAAGCGAAGCGGACATCCAGCGCACGATCCTGGACTATCTCAAGCTGCACAAGATCGTGCACTGGCGTAACCAATCAGGAGCCTGGAAGGTTGGCAAGCGATATGTGCGCTTCGGAGCGGTAGGGAGTCCTGACATCTTCGCTGTCGTGCAAGGGACCATTTTCGGCATCGAGGTCAAGAAGCCCGGAGAATCGCAGAGCAAGCAGCAGCAGGCCTGGGAAATCATGTTCCTTGACGCTGGCGGTCGCTACATTCTTGCCTATTCGCTGGAGGATGTGATCGAGGGGCTGAAATAATCCGAAGTTTCGCTTGACAGGTTCCACCGTTTACGATATACGTAAGCAATGAGACAATCTCAGCCAACGACGTTCCACTGCAAAGATTGTGCCCACGTCTGGTATCCACGCAGCGCACAGCCCAAGAAATGCCCGCGCTGCCAGAGGCCTTGGAAACCATGAGCCATCATCGAACCTCGCAGCGAGACCGCGTATTCTGCCTGCTTCTAGCTAACAAGGGCGAGTGGGTCACAATCCCTCAACTGCTGGAGCTGCGCATCGTAGATTATCGTCGAAGAATCCACGAGATCAGGAAGCTCGGCTGGAATGTGGAAACGATGCCCGAAACATGGAAGGACGGGTACAGGCTCAGCGGATACAAGCTGATTGGCTGGGTGATGCAATGAAGCGCAAGCGCACCAAGGCAAAGCCAATGACCTGTGTAGCCTGCGATTTCAATAAAGCGGCGCTCCAAGATGCGGCGGACCAGCTACAGGATGCGCTAGGAACTTCGGAAAGATTACGCTCTTACTGCGACAACTTTGAGCGCGAGATTGACCGACTGAATTCTGAGTGCCTTAAAACAGCCTCTCTGCGCGAAGAACTGGCATCCTTGAAGGCCGAACGCGAGAAGCTGAACGCGCGATACGAAGAAGCCGTGAGGCTTTCCCACGAATACAGGGGTTATTTCGAGACGACCCGCGAAGAGGGGTACCGTTACTTGGCGCGGGCGGAGAAGGCCGAGGCAATGTGTGAGAAGGCTGATGAAGAGCGCAACAAGACAGTGCTGGATTACAACAAGCTCTGGCAGGATCGGGCAAACGAAGTTGAGATGCTGGAGGGCGATCTGGCGCACCAAGATGAGAGGCGACGAGAGTTGGAGCGCGATAATGATTTCCTGAACGCAGAGCTAATTAAGCAGCAGCAAAAGCTGGCGATCTATGCACCATTCTGCGTGAAGTCGAATCTGCTGGCGAACGTGCCCACTGGCTCATCGCACTCATCGTAGCTCTGGCAATGGTACCCAGCATTGTCCTGCTGGCATGGCTGGCTATGATCTATGCGCACAGGAAAAGAAAGGGCAGGCCCGCTTAAGATCAGAGTCCAGTTCGCGGGCAATCAACTGCAACACCAAAGGAGATGACGATGAGACTTAGCGATGCGATTGCGATGGGAAGAGTTTTTATCGAGAAGCCTGAAGCGATGGATTATTGCAGGTGCGCGATAGGCATGGCGATGGCTTCTCTTGAGGGTTCGCAGTTGCCTTCTCATCGCCAAGCCTTGAAAGAGGCTTTTGAGGCGTGGCCTTTCATGGTTAAGTTTGTGCCTGTTCCGGAAAAGTTGGTCAGGGTTAGCGGAGGATGGAGGAACAGAAAGCCTCAAGCTATTGAGTATTGGATCAGCACGTTGTTCTTCCGCGTACAGGAAGGCAAGTTGACGCTGGAAGAGTTGTGCGACTGGGTGCGATCCGTCGAACCATCCGAAGAGTACGCAAGCGAGGAAGCTCCCGCCGCAGCAATTCATTCGCTGGAGGTTCGTTCGTGAAATGGTCCCTCAGCAAGCAGCCTACGAACTGGGCGGGAGGCGGGAGGTGGGAGATGAGAGACTGGACAAAAAGAAGGGTGATCATATTGCTCTCGTGTTCGCTTATAAACACGATTCAGTGTGATGTTCCGCACAGTAATTTTTGGTGGGCGACTCTGTCTGCTTGTTTATTCGCGGCGCAGTTTTGGATCGCGGCAAGTTGGAACAAAGAGCTGCCATCGAATCACGTATACGCACAAAACCAGCAGCGCGAATCAGAGGCGCAGCCATGAACTATTGGGATACGTACTCACTTGTGCTAGGGGCTGCAGCTTCATTCGTGCTGCTCGGCGTGATTGCTTGCGGCGTTCTCGAATGGCTGCGGCGACGTAGGCGAGTGGAGTGGGCCGGCTGGCCCAAGGGGGCAAAGTGATTCCGACGATTGTTCTATATGTGATGGCGCTGTGGCAGCAGGGCATAACGAAAGCCTGCGTACCGGGAACCTCGCGGATAGATGGAGGCTCAGTGGTGGCGTTTTGTGGCGACCACGGGGACTGGAATCTGTACCTGATTCAGTGCGATGTGGAGCTGAGTAGCTGTCGAGCGGTACCAGTCAACGGCTCAGGAACCGCCATCGGCCTATACATTGCCCCGCCGCCCTTCGACGTTCCACCGACCGAATGGGATGCAGATGAGCCAGACGGAACGATGCAGCCGATTCCGTGTGATCCACCCCTGTCAGGGAATTCCGGTGTCTACTGCGCTAAGCCGAGTACTTGGAAGGTCCATCATTCGGCTTGCGTGAAGCCGGGAACGCACGACGCGGACCCAAGCAGGTTCCCGCTTCAAGACGCAACAGGCGTGTGGCACTGTCTTGCTTTAGGCCGTTGAAGTTGCGCGAACTGGAATTTTGCTCTTAAGCGCAAAGCAGTTGACTTGGACTTGAACTTTTGGCCGGACGGTAGGAGGTGAAAAATGAGCGGACTTTGCCCCGATAGTTCTTGCCCGCAATGCGGCGCTCCGTGCGACCGCAAAATAGATCACGAAGGCCAGCATCACTGCATCAATTGCGGATGCCGCTGGACTGATGATGAGGAGGAATAGCCCATGACCCAGCCAGCACAGAGTAGCGGGCATGAGTGGCAAGAATGGGCCACAGACAATGAGAATCGCACAGGTCACTGTGAATGTGGACTAGGCAAAGAACTTGGACTCAGCAGGCCGCAATATCGCGCTCACGTCGCCTCTGTAGCGCAGGCCGCGCAGCCCCAAGAAGTGCCAGCGGAGCAGCGGGACGAGAACGCATGGTTGATTGAGAAGGGCCTACTGTGCCTAGGATTCTGCGAATACAGATTCCGCTGGGTGACATTCACGGACGAGAACGCTCTGCGACTCTGCCGCGAAGTAGATGCCTATGCGCTGCGCGAAACTCTCAAATACGAACCGTTCAAAATGTTTGACCAGCTCGCTAACACGACCATCAGCGAACACTTGTGGCCCGCACCTGCACAGCCTGCCTCAGCAGCCAAGCCAGCCGAAGATGGGCTGGAGGCGCAACTACGCGCGTGCATTCGGTACACAGCAGCGCGACTTCGTGATGAACATGAGGATTTAGAAGAGGACATATACGCAGCCGTGTTGAATTTCATCTATGTGCGGGAGCGGGAGCTGCGAGAGAAGCTGGAGGGGTGGGCAGACAAATGGGAAATAGATGCTCCGCCAGCCGTTAAGGAACTTCGCGCCCTCCTCGCATCCCACTGGCCCGCGCAGAAGGAGGGGAAGTGAGCGATGCAGAAGTGGCTAGGGAGGTCAAATCTTTGATTCGATTTTACGAGCGACGGAAATGGAACTGGCTGCTTGCTGCGGAGTTTACTTTGCTTAGACATAACGGCGGCTGTCTCCATGCGTGTTACATTTGCCAACGCGCCGCGCAGAAACCGCACGACTTTGAAAGGACGAGAAATGAGAAAACCGAAGCGAAAGTTTGAGAATGGCACCGAAGTGTTCTCAAGGAATCACGGGAGAAACGTTAAGCTTCTTTATGGCCTTTATGACGAAAACGACCGGGTGTGGCGATATCGCCTTGAACATATCCCAATGATGTGGATCGAGGAAAGTTTATCCCATGCCTCCGTCAGCCAAGAAGCCCCTCCCTGCGATGTAACATGTGCGGTCTGCAACCTACCTATTCCTGATTGCACCTGCTCGCCTGTTGACCTAATGGCACGCCCCGCCGCCCCGCAGCCCCCATCCGCTGATGGCAGCGGGCCAGCGAGCGACAATCTGGAGCAGGAGTGCCGCCAGAAAGCGTTAGAACAGTTCACAGCGTATTTGGGCCGCAACGAAAAATGAGAGGCAACATGAGCATCTGGTGGTTTATCGTAGGATTTGTAGCTGGCGTGGTGGCAACGGTTGGCGTGATGGTTTTGATTGGGATTGACGCTTCGAAGCACTAGGAGTGGAAACGTGACTATTGAAAAAGCACTGCAGGGACGCGAAGTAGTCTGTGCCGCACGCCATTCAAACACGGGAGCTAACGACCCACAGGAATGCGATTGGCCGTTCTGTGGCTGCGATCCCTACGCCGACAAGGTAATCGCGGCGCTGCAAGAGAGTGGAAAGCTAATCCATCCCTCCCAAGCCTCTGCACTGGAGCGGCGCAGGGCAACTTCTGGTGTCGTAGAGGTTGACGCGGAAATGCCAGAGGACACGCCCGCTGCCGTGCATGGGTGCGAAGGTTATAAGTGTTTCTGCTGCGGGAGTCGGCCAACAACAACGCATTTGAGAATGCGCTACAGATACACGCCTCTGTGCGATGCGTGCTGGCAGAAACTTCAAGATTCAATGGCCCGCTTAAGATCAAATTCCAAATCGCGGGCGAGCAAAACGGAGGAATCTGATGTCTGAGAACGGAGAAGCTCCAAAGATTCACGAGAGTCCGAAATGCGCTGCCTGCGATGCCGATCCGATGTCCATTTGCAGCAAGACATTGCCAGCGAACAACGGTGTAATCCTTGGTCTGGTGTGGTGTGCTTCATGCGGCGTGATTCTCTCGGCCAGTATCATAGGAATGCAGCAACCCGTTCAACTGCCTCATTTGAGGGGAAGCGGAAAAGGTGGGAATTATATAGATAACTCCCGCAAGTAAACACAGGACTTTAAGTGCTTTGTTTGCGTTAAAAACCTTTGCCTGTTTCGCAGAATGTACTTGACTACCGCAAGGGAGTTATGTACAATGTGAAGCATGGAGGTAATACAAATGGCGATACCATTCAAAAGTTTCGAAGAAGCACTCAAGGCTCTCCCAGCTTTCATTGGCGGGATTGACTTGATTGGGCAACACAAGACGATTGGCGACCTAGCGTTCCGTGTTCAATTTGAAATAGACCTCGCTACAGAAGGTGAACCAAACGAGATTCAGTGCAAACGGCAATCAGACACGACAAAGCGGTGGCAGGCGTGTCGTGCTTTCCTGCTTCGTTGCGAGGCGAGTGAAGATTCCGTATCAGGCGCGCCGAAGGAAGGACTATTTTTCCACTCTCTTTTGGGGTTTTATTCCAATGGTGACGGACAATGATACGTCCCATGAAACGCCTAAATAATAACCGAATTCCACTAAAGCAGTTACGACAGAAGAATGTACAAATTGCCGCGCTGCGGAATCTATATGAGGCCATAGAAGAACTTTGTGATACGGAAAATGTTTCTACCGGACGTGTTCAGGGTGCGATGGCAACAGCGCGTCGTGTTCTGGCTGAGGCGGCCGCATGAGCCGTTCAACCATCAGCACCTTCAAACTCTTTGAACTGTTTCCCGATGAACCATCCGCTCGCAAGTACCTTGAAGGGCGGCTCTGGAAGGATGGCGTTACTTGTCCTGAGTGCAAGAGCAAAGAGCGCATCACAACACGCAAAGATGGCTTCTATCGCTGCAATGCCTGCAAACTAGACTTTACCGTTCGCACAGGTACTATCTTTGAGCGCAGTCACGTACCGCTCCATAAGTGGCTCTATGCCATGTATTTGCTTGTGACTGCCCGCAAGGGAATTAGCTCGCTTCAACTCGGCAAAGAAATCGGCATTACACAGAAGTCTGCATGGTTCGTGCTTCATAGGTTGCGCGAGGCTTGCGGCACCAAACTGGCAATGCTCCAAGGCACTATCGAAGTGGATGAGACGTTCTTTGGCGGCGAGGAAAACAATCGCCACATGTACGATCGCATCCACAAACCAAGGGAACGGTCAGAGAAAACTATCGTAGTTGGGATGCGTCAACGCGGCGGGAACACCGTCGCCAAGATTGTAGCGAGCACTGGCGGATTGGCTCTACGTGGCGCAATCCATGAGAACGTAGCGCCCGGCTCCCGTATCTTGTCCGATGATTACGGAAGCTATACCGCGCTCCCGAAAGAAGGTTTCCAGCACGATTCCGTCAAGCACGTCACTGGCGAGTACGTTCGCGGTGATGTTCACACGAACTCGATTGAGTCCGTTTGGGCCGTTATGAAGCGCGGAATGCACGGCGTCTATCACCACGCGGCCAAGAAGCATATGGGCCGCTACGTTGACGAGTTTACTTTCCGGCTGAATCAAGGGAACGTCGCCCGACACACCACAGAGCGCCTAGATAGCTTTGTGGATGCCGTAGCAGGCAAGCGCCTCACTTTTAGCAGGCTAACGTCATGAGCAAACTAAGCACAGACGAATTGCTTGAATATGAAATTAAGCGTATGAAATCTTTCGATACAATCACAGACCTTGTGCTCGCGTATCGTCCTGAACCGAAGACGAAGGCCGCAAAGCGTAGAATCCGTAGGAATAAGCGTGCAGCCAAGGCTAAGAAATAATGAGAATCAAGGGACTAAACTATATAATTCCCGAAAAGGTCCGTTGATAATTTGATTGCAATATAGGATACTCCGTTTTGAATTAAGATGAACATTCAGCCTCAATCAAACAAGCCTCGTGGCGGCAAAAGACCTGGTGCCGGCCGCAAGCGAGGCGCTAAGAACCGCATCAATGCTGGCGTCCTGGAAGTTGTAAACGCCATCTTTAACCGCAACGATCCGATCGCAACGGCAAACAGGCTTATGAGCTGCGATGACCCGAAAGTAGTATTCGGCGTCTGGAAAGTCTGCATGGAGTTCATGTACGGCAAACCAGCGCAACAGATTGAGATAACCGGTGAGGTCAATCATTCGCTGACGGACGGCGACCGCGAAGCCGCGCAAAAGGTTATCCAACGCTTGTTGCCAGCAAAGCCTGCGATTGAAGTGGAGGGAGAGGTGATTCAGTGAGTGTGGCCGAGGCGCTCTTCAACACAACCGATGACAGGAAAGGAAATATCTATCACGCTGGACCTGTTGGATTTGAGGCAATGTGGGACAAAATCCTCGTCTTAGAGGATTCTTTTAGGAGCGGCTATGAATGCGACGCCTGTAACGAAACGGGCAAGCTATCATGTAAGTCTTGCGCCAATGGCCGGTCTCGTCTCAACCCCGAGATTGTATGCAAGGATTGCGATGGCTCCCTATACGTTAAGTGTCCTGACTGTGGCGGCAAGGGAGTTCTTCTTGAGATACCGCAGTCGTCGCAGCGCCGCCCGACAACCGGACGCATCGTAAGTGTAGGTTCCGATGTAAGCCCGCAACTAAAGCGCGGAGATTCTGTGATGTACCCAAGTTTCTGCGGAGAAGTGATGGACCTGAAAGGCTCGGATGAGCAAGGCCGCGAAATCAGCATCGTCGTGCGGATGCTCAAGGACAAGGAAATCATCGCTCGCGTCTCGGGCCACATGGAACTTCGCCGTGTGAGCAAGCAGCAATTCAATGTCGGCGGCTGATGATTTGGCGTCCCATCCCCCTAAACGGCGAGCCAGAGCTTGACCAGGCTGCGATACGGCTGAACTCGCTAGGTTCTCTGGCTTTCTTCATCAGCTTCACGCTCAAGCGCAACAAACTCTCTCGCTTGCATGACAAGATTTGCCGCTCGCTCGAAAGAGAACACCTGCGTCTAGTACTAGAACTTCCTCGCTGGCATTACAAAACAACTCTGGTAGCCGAAGGCTTGCCGATGTGGTGGGCCTTGCCCTTCACTCCGATGGACGAGGAGCTGATGCGGCAGGCGGGCTACGATGACGCCTGGATTCGCTGGATGCGCTACGCCCACGACCGCGACACTTCAACGCTATTGATCGCCGAGACCGAGAAGAATACAGTTCTCAACGGCACGCTCATTGACCATCACTACCAGAACAACGACCTGTTCCGCTGGATATTCCCCGAGATTATCCCAGACGGCACAACGACCTGGAACAACGAAATTAAGATTCACAGGAGGAGCTCGCATGTCTCAGAAATCAGAAAGGAAGGTACGTATCATTATCGCGGAGTGGGACAGGCCGTCACAGGGCTTCACCCTGCTAGAGCGATTGAAGATGATCTATTTGGCTTGGAAGCTCAGCAGTCCGAGGCTGTTGCGGAAGCCACCATCCGATACCACAGGATGCTGGGAGGCGTCATCGGCGACGGCGATAACGTGGTTGATGGGAATCGTTGGTCAGTCGCTGACCTTGACGGGTGGATACGCGAGAATGACAAGACTTTCGCTATAGAGTCCCACTCAGCTGAAGGAGGATGCTGCGATGAACACCCTGCTGGCATTGCGCTGTTTCCAGAAGAGTGGCCGATGGAGAAACTGGCCTACCAGCGCAAGAGGATGGGTGACTACGATTACAGCCACCAATTCCTCAATCTGCCGATTCTCGAAGGCGACACAGTATTCCGCCCTGAGTGGTTGCGTGAGTATCGGTTCAAGGCCTCGGACCCAAGCCTGCCGCTGGACGATCCCGCGAACTTCCTATTCCTTGAGCACGAGGTGCGCGACGGCAGAGTGCTTGAGGATATTCCAGCCGGAGCTTTACAGCTCCGCATGATTGTTGACCCGAACCACGCGGGGCAAAAAGGACGATGCAAGCACGCGATAACGATTACCGGCCTCGACACCGACACTGACAACTTCTACCTGATGCACGAATGGGCGAAATCGTGTTCCTACTCGGAGATGTGCTCGGAGCTTTACCATATCGCGGGATTATGGGGAATTCGCGAGGTCTGGCTGGAAACGGTTGCGGCGCAAATCATCCTCAAGTTTTACCTGGAGGAGCTGAACCACAAGCAAAAGAAACCGCTAATCTTCAAAGAGCTTCCGAAGGACACTCGTGCCAACGCGAAGGATATTCGCATCGAAGCGCTCGAACCGATTGTTCGTAACGGAAACTTCTGGCTTCATAATTCACATGGACTTTTTAGACATGAATACGTATCTTACTACCGAGGAAAGCGTGTGGATGTTGATGTGATCGACACAGTTTCTTACTCGCCCCAGCTCTATCAATACGTTCGCTTCAAGGATGTGAACCAACGGTTGCGTCAGCGAGCGGCAGACTTCAAGGAGCGTAGCGTTGGTCTAACCGGATACTGATGCCTGACCAACCCACCGACGCCCGCGAGAAACCCCAAATCAGTTCCAAGCTATCGGTATCCTTCCCCGAGAACAAAGAATTCCAGCTGCACACGGCCGCATTTGGCGAGTCTATCGACAAGCAAATCGAGAACTGGCTGCATGAAACCATCCGCGTCTGGAAAGAGTCCTACACGGTCCTGTTCGAGCAGAAAGTCCCACGCTGGCGGGAGATCATCCTTGGCAAACCAAAAGACAGAGAGAAGTCCTTTCCTTGGCCCAACTCCTCAAACCTGGTCATTCAGGTTGTCGGCCAACGCACAGACGACATTGCCGCCCGCGTCATGGGATTGGTCTGGTCTACCAGTCCTGTGTCCCTCTTCCGCTACTTCTACAAGTCAGTCGATCCCGAGCGCGACCAAAAGAAAAAGCAAGTCCTCGAACAGTTCATCGACAACGTAGCCTACGAGCCGAAGGAACTGGACCTCTACCGAAAGGAAAACATCTGGTTCAGCCAATCTGCCGGCCTTGGCACGGCTTTCGTCAAAGCCTACCCTGACAAGCGCGTCAACGTATCGGTCGTTGGCTACGACGAAAAGACCAAGCGCACCGAGCTTGAGACATCGGAAACCTACAACGGACCAGCGGTTGACAATCTCAAGTTTGAACAGGTGCTTGGCGACCCGCAAGCGCCGACCTGGGAGAAATCGAGGCTGAAGTGTCATATTAGGACGCTGAGCCGTCACGAATTGCAAGAGAGAGCTTTCTCAGGTTTCTACGATAAGGACAAAGTAAAAGAGGTTCTGGGCAAGCCTGATCGCCACGGGCCTGATTTGCAAACGCAGCGCCAGCAAACAAAGAAAGGCATCACGACCGGGCAGGATGCAATCCTCGCTGAATGGGACGCCTACGAGTGCTGGTTCTGGTGGTTCGTAACCGTGCGCTCGAAGGATGGCGGCAAGCCGCAAAAGGTCAAAGTAGAGCTGACCTGGAGCTACCACTACAAATCGCGTACTGTTCTCAGGCAAGTATTTAACTTCATGCCGGACAACGAAGTGCCGATTATCCCGACCAAACTCTCCATCTCCGATGAAGGCATACACGGGAGGGGTTATGCGGACATGCTGGAAAACTTCCAAGAGGAAGTCTCAACCACGCACAACCAAAGGATTGACGCGCGCACCATCGGCATCATCGGCTGCATACGAACGGACAATACGAACCTTGATAAGAACTTTGGCATATTCCCCGGTTGCATCCTGCCCGGAACCAAAGACCAAACCGAGTGGATACAAGCGCGGGAGCCGGGTGACGGAGGACTTCAGGACGAGGAGCTTACTCTTAGACTCGCGGACGAGCGAGCGGGAGTTGGACCGGCGGTCGCGGGTATGGGTGCGGGGGCAGTGGGTAAGAATAAGCAATTCGGCTCAATGGGTACGCTTGCCGTCATGCAAGATGGCAACACTAGAGTTAATCACCGGGTATCCGATTTTCGACACTCTCATGTTAAGTTGGTTTCCCTTTGCACTGCTATGTATGGAAAGTTCGGAACAGGAGAGCGCGGTTCGTTCTTTGGTCTAGACGATCACCTACTGAAAGAAGCCTTGGAAGATTATCTCGGCCACAAGGTCCGCATACCGATCAGAGCGGCAACGGCTTCGGCGAACCGTGAAGTAGAAAAGCAGAATCTGATGCTCTTGCGTAATTCTCTCTCGCAACACAACGTCGAACAGATTAAAATCATTCAGGCCATCATGTCTCAGTCGGACCCTGCCGTTAAGAAGCACCTGATGGATATTGTTCGCTCGCAAGACCAACTGATGAAGGACACCTTCCGCGCGTTCGGATTCGATAACGCGGATGAATTTGTTCCGAAGATGAGATTTGGAGAAGAACAGAATGCCCAGAAAGCGCAAGGAAGTAACGGTCAACCCGCCCCGTCCGCACTCGGCATGGCCCCACCTGCACAGCAACCTGATGCTGGCGGATCAACTAATGGGAACGCAGGGATTCCAGCTATTGCTCAAGGATCTATCGAACCACAGAGCGGTCAACGCTGAGTTCCTGATTCACTTGGATGAAACAAAAGAACCGGGCAACGGAATGAAAACGCGAGGGATTATATGGTTAGCCGACCTGCTGTTGGCATTGCCGGAGGCGGTAGAGAATTGGAAAAAGCAAGCAACCAGCCAGTAATTCCCGTTCCCACCAGAACATCGGTTAACCGCATCCTGTTCTGGATGACGAAAGAATGGGGCAGCGTGTGTTATTGGATTCTTCGGTTGAAGAAGTGTGGGACCATCGAGCTTCATGTAAACAACGGAACTGTGACTGCGGTATCGTGGACCGAAGGACCACGCGACGAGAAATAACATTTGACACAACGCACTTGGTAGCTTAGATTTACAACGTTAGGCCGATCTAGTTCCCTCCTGCGGAGGGGAAAACAAGAGGCTCGATGCCGAAAGGTGTCGAGCCTTTTCGTTTTCAGGAGCAAATGAATGGCATGGCCGTTTGACAAGAAAGAGGGAGAAACGAAAACGCCCGAGCAATCGAAAGAGGAAGCAGCCGCATTTATCTCGCAACTCCGCACATCCTTCCAGGAAGATTTGAAGCCACTGCAAGACAAACTCACCGCTCAGGACCAACGTTTCGCCGACATCGAATCAAAGCTCACACGCCCAGCGCCGCAGCCAAATCCTGACGGAAACAAGCTCCCCACGATCTGGGATGACGAGGACGGCAGCGCGGCAATCAACGCGCGAGTGATGCCGATCTTGGGGGAAACGATTCAGCTCAAGGCTCGTATGGTAGAAAACGACGTGCTGAACGAGTTGCGAGAAAAAGGCTGGAGCGAATATCTGCCCGACATCCGCAAGGTTCTAGCCGACACGCCCATCACCGAGAAAGCCAAGCCTACGTATGAGAACTACGTCAGGGGTGCGGTGAAGATGGTCATTGGCGACAAGGCAATGTCTGGAGGATTGCGCCGGGATGCGCAGAACAATCGGTTCTTCATCGAGGATGGAGCGGGCGGAGGAGAAGGCGCGGATGCCGGCGTAACACAGCAGCTCCGCGAAGAGTCTGTTGGCCGTTACGGAACCATCGAGAACGTGGATAAATGGGCACAGAAGATGGGAATCAGCGATGTTAAGGCTCTGCTTAAGGAGTCAGCCTGATGTCTCTGCCGCCCAGCCTGACTCAGAAACTCCGCGAGGAACAGCCCGACCGCCGCAACTGGAATCCAGAGCTAGTCCACCTCGTTGATTCATCTTTCGAGGCACGCCCCCTGCAACTTCCCGGCATCGGACAGATTCGCCCCAAGAATACGGAAGTCGCCTACTATTGGGTTCGGCTCAAGCGCGGTGACAATCCCGACTACACCCGCTATTTGCAGATGAAGGCTGCGGGATACCGCAATGCAACCCTCGAAGATGTTGACCCTCTCTTGAATGCCGTGAAACCAAACGCGGATGGATCGGAGATTACCTGCGGCGTGGATTTAATTCTGATGTGCGCTCACCCGAGCATTCATTATGGGGCACTAAAGTTCCACCACGAGAAAGCAATTCAGATGACCAATCCTCGCGGCCGCACGGCTCAGGACGCAATGATGCGCTCCGGCAATTTCAATCAGGACGAAGCAAACGCGCTTCACGCTAGCAATACCAGAACAGCGGACGGACAAGTTGACAGCAGGGCCGATGCCAATTCGGAGAACGCACTGCAAGTTGGCAGCCCCAAGTGGAAGGAAATCGCAAAAGACAAATGGGGCAAGTAATGGCCAATTTCGCAAGTGCGATAGAACCTGTTGCTAATCTAGGCGGGGCAGTTTCGTTTCCCGTTCTGCACATCATTGAAGAGGCTGGGCAGACATTCAACGCCTGGACTCCGGTATCCATCAACGCGACGGACGGCGGCGTGCAAGTTTGGAACGGCACGACCGTCTTGTCAGGCGCTGGCGCACTCGTCGGCTTCGCAATCGAGCAAGCCTCTAACCTTGGCACCACGGGAGCTGGAGCACCGCAAGGATTCACTCCCGTTCTCGGTCCAGGCAGCGTCATCGGAAACTACAAGGCGAATCCCAATCAGCCGCTCGCCGTAATCACTCCTTCCCTTGTGCCAATCAATGACGGCATGATTTCCTTCGCGGTCGCATCGCCGGGCATCGAGTTCGTCGCAAAGGTTGGCACGACAGGCACAGCCATCGCCACGACAAACCAAATGGTCGGCACGCTGATGGGCATCACGCTCGATACGAACGGCTACTGGTACGCGGACACGGCCAAGACGAACCTGATTCAGATCACGCAGCTCGACCCGCGCGACCCGGTTGGAACTGTCGGCGGGCGTGTGTGGTTCACAGTTCTGGCAACTGCGGTTGGGTTGCAAGCGTAACGCAAGCAGTCAAACAGGAGAGTTAGATGAACAATCTCAGTTCGCGCAATACATTTCCTCCGCTGCTTGCGCGTGGCTTACGCCACATATTCTTCGAAACCACCGATCTCACCATGCGTTCTCAGCAATACGACAAGTTCATGAACGTCATGTCGAGCGAGGACGCATACGAGATTGACTACCACGTCGCGGGCACGGGTCCGATGCCGGAAATGCCGGAAGGAACCAGACCCGCCTACGACGGCTTGGTTCAGTCGGGCACCAAGAAGTATCTTCACTTGCCCTACGGCCTTGCCTCACAAGTTACAAGGCAGCTTGTCGAGGATGACAAGTACGGCATCATCCGCCAGATTCCCAAGGCCCATGCGAAGTCTGCTCTGTACGCACGCGAGGCAGTCTGCGCTTCCGTGCTGAACCTTGGCGGCACCCTCATTACGACAGACGACGGCGTGACGCTGTTCAACACAGCCCATCCCCTGCCGGGCGGCACCGACGCGACAACGACCGGGCCGGGCCTGTCCAATATCATCAACTCGGCCGGCACGTATCCGAATCGCCCGACGCCGGACGCTGACTTCTCTTTCACTTCGCTGCAACAGGGCATCAATTACTTCTACCGCTTCGTGGACGGGCGCGGCATTCCTTCGATGATGAGGCCGAAGGACGTATTCCTGCCGCCAGAGTTGATTATGATCGGCCGGGAAATCCTCGGTTCTCCGGGCAAGCCCTACACGGCGGACAACGAATTGAACGCGCTGCAAGGTGAAAACCTTCAGTTTCGTCACCTTAACTATCTGACCAGCCCGAGCGCGTGGTTCCTGTTCGCGGGCAAGGAAGAGACTGGCCTCAAGATGTACGACCGCGTTCCCATTCAGGCCGAGACGGATGATGACTTCCAAACTCAAGTTCTGATATTCTTGACCACGCAGAGATTTTCTGCGGGGGCCAGTTGGTGGCAGGGGACGTATGGCTCATTTGGACCGTAAAGTCTTTAGAATCAAGGAGTTGTAATGAAGCTCTGTCCTGAATGCGGAATAGAAAAGCGGGATACTTGCTTCAATCTTTCGATGAACGGGAAGCGTAGGAATCTCTGCAAGGCCTGTTCATCTAAGAAGGGACGTATCCGCCGCCGACTTGAACTATTCGAGGCGTTCGGTTGGAAGTGTCAGTGCTGCGGCGAGAATCATCCAGACTTTCTTACACTGGAACACATTGATGGAAAGAATCACTACACCGGACCGAATAGCACGCAGCGTGTAACCGAGCAGGAGATTTATCATGCGAAGAAGCATGGGTTCAATCCAGAGTTCTTCTCTCTGCTCTGCATGAACTGTAATTTCGCCAAAGGTCACTGGGGAAAATGCCCACATGAGACTGGCGAGACGCCTGAGCAAGCAATTGAAGCAATGCGTATGGCGTCGAAGTCAATTCGTTACGGCGATAGAATCAACAAGACGGCGTTCAAATCCGGTCCTGATGCTCGCCGCACAAAAGGTCAATTCAAAGAAGGATTTGACGGTCGCAGGCCGAGTGAGCAAGTGGTGCAGTAGTGGTTGACGTTCGACTGAGGCATTTCTTGGAGAATAACAACGTGGGACACAAAATCACGATTAGTCCTGACGCAAAGCACGACCGCGAGAAGTTCCTGACGGCCTGCACCTGCGGCACCGAAGGACGCTTTGTGACGCTGGACGAAGCCAAGCAGTACGCCCAGATTCACTGTGGGCACTACGGCCTTGACCCGACGAAGTGCATCACGGTTCTCGATACGCCGTACGTCGTTCCTGGCCTGCCTGGACAGCCGAAGGCCGCTGCACCGTTTGCCTACCCTGGCCCCGAGCGCCGCAAGGCAGTCAAGCCCATTCAGTTCGCGGACAGGCGCTTGCCGAACCAGGCTCACGTCGGAGCGCTGCCACCTTACGCAAAGGGAGGGGCTGCAAGCTCCGCCCCCTCTCAAGCTCGTCCGCCGTACGCGGGCGGGGCCGTTTCCGCGCAGGCCGTGCCGCCGTATGCGAGGCGGTAGGCGATGCCGTTTTGGAGGAACTATTGCGAGGTCACGTACACAACGTGTCAGAGATGCGAGCGCAAGGTTCCGATTGAGGACTGCGATTGGAATGCTGGCCTTCTCGTTTGTCACATGTACGGATGCTACGACCGAAACGTAAACGGTGCATTTGAGATGGCGGAGGTTCGAGAGGTCACGCGCGATCGGCAAGAGCTGGTGCCCGACCCAAAATTGATTCATCCGAAGGACGTGCTCGACGACATTAACCATATTTCCGCGAGCGCGGGCACATACTAGGAGAGTTGAATGCCGTTCCCAATCCAGC